GGAGACACTTGATATGTTGTAAACCAGGGTGGATGCCGCTAGTTTAGTTACTACTGCCACAATAAAATTCTCTATGCCTAATAGGTTGCCTTGATTGTCAAATGCAGGCGTGGTTACTAAAATCTTAAAATTAGCCAGGGGTGCGATGCTTGTCTGGCTGTTATTGTTTGGTTCGATGTAGGGGTCTGAGGGTGTGACCACCACGCTATTTGCGAGAAGTGTGGCTGGTGGAAAACTAAAAGTTGACCATACGCCATTGTTTGTAAGGGCGGTTGCTAGTGTGCCACGTAGGGTGGAGATCGCTGCCATTAGCCGACCAAAGAATTTGGGTTTGAGTAAGGTTGGATGAGACCACGTACTCGGTTAATCAGCTGATAACCCATCCGATAAGGGCTGGCACTGATCCCATCCATACCTACCCCACCAGTCTGGCTGACCTGCCTGGCTTGCCAGACATCTACGGCAATTATCATCGCCGCTTCTCTTATAGCTGGGGTCGCACTGTAATCTGTGTCTTTTTTATCTGGGCCTACAACTTTGCCACTAGGAATAATTCTATGGAATGGATCGTTTGCGTGTACTTTAGTAAATTGAATAAATGAATAACCAGATGGATAGTTTGTAAATGCTAAATTAGTTAAAAACGCTGTGCCGATAGACACTGGCGTAGTTGTGCCTGGAAATGATCCAGTAATAACGTGTGAGCCGCCATAAATGTTGCCACAATTTTCTACGCTGATAGTTTGACCTGTTACAAATATGCCAGGATTTGCTAATACTAAAGTAGCAACGTTATTGTTTAGACTTGCACCTACTACTGGTGCTTCGTTATACCAAAGGTATTGATCTAATAAATCTTGTGCTGTTTGACAGCATTCTTCAACTGTTGCAGATGTGTAAAGAGAGCCAATACCTAAATTGCTGCGTAACTCAGCTTCGGTTACATACGTGGCTGGCATCTCTACTCCTTGTCTATAAAAGCTCCCCTGGGGCTAGGGCTACTAAACCCCAGAGGATTATTAAATTAACTAACTTATTAGGTTAGGTTGAAACGGCGTACGCCACCTTGTACCAATACACCAACAGCCATATAGCCGTAAAGTGAGGTCTCAATTTCTCCCGATGTTGGGATATTGGTGGAAAGTCTCAAAATTGGAGACTCGTAAATTGATACTGCAGATGGTACAACGATAAACGCTGACTCATCGATTACTGTTGATACAGCATTTGGATCTACGTATAGATCAAGACCTAATACGTTTCCACGCAGTGATCGTGGTGATGCTTGTCCTGCTGCATTCATTGGTTGTGATGCTGTGTAAATTGGGCGATCAGTTGTGTCCTTAGCACCAATTAACAAATTCCACTGACCTGTGCCAGCGATGTATGCAGTTGCTAGTTCACCTGTTGCAAGATATGCAGCTGGTGCTTGCTCTGCTACGTAGGCAATAAGGCCATTTGATGTTGCAGCTTGTGGGTTAGCTTGTGCGCCACCTGCTGTTAATGCTGCAATTACTGCTGCATCTGTTGCCTTATTGTAGGCACGTGTCATATTTTCCAACATAGCCTGGAAGAAGTCAGGTGAGCTGCGCTCTAGAACCTCTAAACTGTAGCGTTGTAGTCCAGCGTACTTCTTTACTGTCAAGTTTACATATGAAGATACGATGCCTGTCTCAGATGGTGCAGCAGCTTCTGCTGTCTCTGCAACTGTTCCAGATGTTGTGATCTTTGGTACTGAAATTGTCATACCTGCTGCTGGTAATGCACGTGTACCGATTGCATCTACAGCTGGGCGTGATCCAATAAGTGTATCTACTACTGTAGGTACAAACTGTGTTGGATTGAATGCTGGGTTAGTTGTGAATGAGTCATCGGCAGCAGTCAAATACTTTGCTACATCTGCTTCTGCCTTCATAACCCATTGTGCTGATTCGTGGTTACCTAATTTTGCTTTGATGCTGTGTTCCAGCATATGTGCTTGTGTTCTGATTGGTGAGCGTGGCTCTGTATAGAAGGATGCACTAATTGTAGGGCGTGCGGCTTCTACTGGAGCAGTCTCGACCACTGGTGTTGCTGTTGGCTCGGTGGTGTTTTCCACTATAGCCTCACTTTCCGTAGTTGGTTGATTTGTTGCATCCGCTTCGCCTTCGCTAGCGGCAACTTTAGATACCTTTGCATTTTCGCCAAAGGCTGGTGACTCGACTAGGCTGACTTCTTTTAAGACAGCTTTAGTTACATAAATATAATCTTTTTTCTGTGATGATTTAATTACATCTACACCGACAGATAAACCATCAATAAGCTGCTCACTTGCAAGCATTAAGGCATCTGAGCCTTGCATACTTGCGCTGATCTTGAAGCTAGCGTAGATACCATCTTCTGCCTCATTAAATTTCTGCATACGGCCAATAGGCTTATCGTTGCGGTGTTGCATAAGCATCTTGATCTTGCCTGGGTCGCCCACTTCTATTGATCCTTTAGCAAATACGACTTTGCCAGCACTGGTGTTGCCAGGTACTTCAAATGGCACAATCTTGCCTGCAATTACTCTGCGCTCGCCATCTGCGCTTTCAATCTGGCTACTAAACGTAAGTAACATCAGTGTCCTCATTTCCGTTAGGTGTCATTTGTTCCATCTCTTTAGCTTGATCTACATCTATTAAACCTAGTGACAACATTTTCTCTATTGCTTCAAGGCGCTTCATTGTGTCAGCTCTTAAAAATGATTCTTCTAGCGCAAACTTAACTACGTGGCCACGTGGGGTTATATCATCCATAGATAAACGATCTTCAATAGCACAAATGTATGGCTGTAGAGAATATGCAACAAATTCTTTACGACCATCTAAAATGTTTTGATAAGTCATACTGTTATTCATATCTGCTGATATGTAATACGCTGGCACGTTCATAGCCCTGGCGATTTGCGTTGCTAAGTATTGTTGTGCTTCTGAATACATCATATCTTTAGGTGAATACCCAACAGTTTCATAACTTAGTGTGCTAGTTAGATATGCTGTTGCTTTGTTTTGACGTGCTGATTTCCAAGCTGCTAATAATGCTTGCACTTGTGACTCTGGCATATCTGCACCAGTGTTTTTAATAAATCCTGTAGCCATTGGTGTTTGTGATGCCACTGCGCTGGCTTTTTCTAAATCTAGTGCTGACTGTATTGTGCGACCTGCTGTTTGTAATACGCCTTGTGTTAATCCTTGAAATGTAACTAAAGATCCAACACCGACCATAGGCACTTTAGCGCCATCTAGTGTGTAATATAAAACTTCTGTACCTAATTGATTTGTTTGTGCAACTACTCGATTATTAGCAATCCATTCAAATCTTGCAGGGCGTAAATCATCTGCATAAACTTCAGTCACTCTCCAGAAGGCTTGACCAAAAAATACAAGTGAGTCCACAGTCCAACTAATTGTTACTGATCTAGGTTGTCTAATATCTGGTTGCTCTAGCCATAATGGCTTGCCTAATTTTTCGCCTGTAGATTTTTTGTACAGCTCTAAAGGTAAATATCCAATTACACCTTTAATTAAATTTAAGCATCGATTAACTGCTGGCACTTGTGTTGCCAGTGTGCGATCCATTGGGCCGAATCCAAATGTGTTGTAACCAAATTGGAGACTGTTATCTCCCATAACGGCAGGGGCGTATTGCGCTTGGACAGTTTTATTATTGGTTATACCCAAAGCAGACAATAGACCCATATATATACTTTATACCATAAATCGGACTATTGGTGCAAGTTAGACAAAGATTTGCGCTGTTTGTTGTGGCTTGGTTAATTGGCTAACCACCATAGCCAGGCTGATCGCCGCCGTGACTTCTCCAGCTGATTTTCTACGAATGATCCTAAAACCGAAATCGCTAGTCTTTGCTGCACAGTTATTTAAGTGCTGTACTAAGTCTGCTTGACCACTATGAACCATTGTGCCTTGTGCTAGGGCGTTTGCAAGATCCGAGCAAGCCTGGTAGAAACTCTGGCCGCTAATGTCTTGGATTTTCCAGCCCGATAATTCTAATTTAGTGGCAACTGTCTGGGTGGCGTACTTGTCAAAGCAAATAGTAGTCGGATGATACTTACGTGCCCACTCATTTATATCGCTTGCCATCTTCATCTCATCTATTGCTATATCGCTATACCACAGCTGTGCTAAACCTACGGCTATCTTGCCGTCTTTCATTTGACCCATAACCAAAGCGCCTGATCTTCTAGTAGGTGCAATATCAAATGCCATAATTGTTTGAGGGCCGACAGGTATTTCCAGGGTGCTATCGCTACACGCTTCAATAGATCCATACACCCAGGGGCTGACAGTAGAGTCGATCCACTGGCATAACATTTCAGTCCTTGTAGCTTCTATTGTGTTGGTCGCTACAGATTCTTCTAAGGTTTCTTCTGTAATTAAATAACCAAGTGCAGGGTTAGCCATAGCCCAGGCTTTTCTGTCGTGAATCTTGCAGTGCTGTGGTGCTGACCATTCGTAATAGCCTAAAGTGTCAGGTGGATACGATAATGCACGCTCTCTTAAATCATTAAGCACAGTGCTAAACCCATCGCCTGCGTTACTTGTCATAAA